CTTATATTGTATAAAGTGGATAAAAAGAAAACAAATGTTGATGATGTATACGGTGAAGCTCAAGTAGATGGAATTAAATTTTTACCACCTGTTGAGTTTAAAGCTTATCTACAAATTGTTGCACCTGAAAATAAATTTCTTGGGACAAGTAAGATTAATCAAATGGAACCAGGTAATGCTAGAATTTCTGTTTACCAAAAACATTTAGATGAATTAGATATTGATATTGAATATGGTGATTATATTGGGTATTACGAAACTGAAACTCAGGTAAGATATTATGTGGTTAATAATGACGGACGAGTAGTGTCGGATAACAAACATACATATGGTGGATATAAACCATTTTACAGAACAATAAACGCATCTCCTGTAATGGAAAACGAATTTAGAGGATTATAAAATGAAAATAATTATTTCTGAGAAACAACTAAAAATGATTGTTGAATCAATAAAAAATGACAGAGTCATTTGTGATAATTGTGGTTGGTCTTGGGATTTGTCAGACGGAGGAAATGACCCATATATTTGTCATAAATGTGGTAATAATAATGAAGAAAAATAATGTCGTTACCAAAAATTAAAAAAAATTTACCTCTTACATATCCTCCTGTTGGTTATGAGAGAAGAGAACAACTTCTTGAGGATATTAATAAGAATGGAACTTACTTGCCAAAATCATTATTACATGAAGATTTTGACCGTGGGTTCATGGATTTTGTTAAACAAGATTTAAAAACAGTTGTTAGTGGGAACTTAGTTAAAGTTGTGGATATTTTAATGACGACACAAAACTGGATTCAGTTCACCCAAACATGGGATTTTAATAATATTGATAAAAATGTTCAACCACCATTTATCACCACAATTAGAATACCTGAAGTAAAATATGGTACATTACCTTCATTGTCATATAATATACCAAATAGGAGACAATATCATTATGCGGCGGTCCCAACGTGGGATGGTCAGAGAAAAGGTATGGACATTTATACAATACCTCAACCTAACCCTGTTGATATAAAATATTCTGTTAAAATTATTTGTAATAGAATGAGAGAACTTAATAAGTTCAACCAAATTGTTATTGACAAATTTGCTTCAAGACAGGCTTATAGACAAATTAAGGGACATTATATTCCAATACAACTTGATGATATATCTGATGAGTCGGTTATGGATGTTGAAAAAAGAAGATATTATATACAATCGTATGGTTTTACTTTACAAGGGTTTTTACTTGATGAAGAACAGTTTGAAGTTAGACCTGCGGTTAGTCGTTCATTAGTATTAATGGAAGTTAATCCAAGGAAAAATAAACGAAGAGTTAACAAATACCCACCAAATCCTGGTAGAATCCCTTTAAATATTTCTTACCCTATCGGAACTACGGCATATACCCAAACATTTGAGTACACTACAAATATTAAACTAATCGATGCTGAAAATATTGCGTCGTATTCGATGTATATTAACGGACTTTTTTATGGGACAGATATACAACAACTTATTACAGGAGAAATACAGATTAACACTAATGATGTATTAACAATTCAAATTATTAAATCCGATAATACTCAACCATCGAATTTCCAACTCGAGTCGATATTGATTTAATTTTCTCCGTAGATATCCCTTTTTTCTGTACAGTTTAATTCAATAAGTTTTTCAATAAACCTATGAATTTTCAATCCATGCTTTAAACAATGTTTTTTTAATAACAAATGTGATTCTTCAGATATCTTAAGGTTCTTTATTTTCAAGGTAGAAAAAAGTAAGATTTTATTCTTACTAATCAATAAATAGTTGTTTAGACCAATAGTTTTTCAAGTTTTACAGAATATTTATCAATAAATAAATTTTAAACAATTAAATTAAAAAATGGCAACAGCAAACAAAGTATTCGTTTCTCCAGGTGTTTATACCTCAGAGAGAGATTTATCTTTTGTTTCACAAAGTGTTGGTGTAACTACTTTAGGTATTGTGGGAGAAACTCTTAAGGGTCCTGCATTTGAACCTATCTTCATCACTAATTATGATGAATTCCAAACTTTTTTTGGAGGTACGTTACCTGAGAAATTTGTGAATACACAAATCCCAAAATATGAAGCAGCATATATTGCTAAATCATATTTACAACAATCTAATCAATTGTATGTAACAAGAATTTTAGGTCTATCAGGTTATGATGCAGGACCATCTTGGTCAATAACTACAGTAGCAAATGTTAATTGTGGCACCGTTGGAATAACAGGGGGAACATCTTTCTCTATTAATTTCACAGGTTCAACTGCTTCAACAGTATCTGTACAATTTACCTCAGCGGTTCCAAGTCAAATAAGTGGAAACACATATTATACTAATCCTTATACACAGTTTGATGGTGGAACATCTACAATTTTAGGTGATTTACAAACACAATTATATAATATTTTAGTTACTAATAGTACATCAGGAACTTCGGCTTATTATTTTGGTCCAGTTTCAGGTACTCAGGTAACTGCAAATATCGCTGCGGGTTTAACGGCATCGACAAATGTATTTGATGTTAATAGTATAACATCAACAACTATTGATTATTGTTCAGGTACAAATGACGCTTGGTTCTACGCAAATTTCGTTCCACCAACTAACGGTAACGCTTACTTTGGTAATTCTTATTTTACAAGAGTTTCTTCTTTATCAGGAACTTCTTATGGAGTTCCAGGTTCATTTACAGGAACTGTATCAGGTTTCTATTACGGATTCTCGGGTACAAGTTATTCAGGATACAATAATCTTGTTGTAGCAACTTTACGTTCAAGAGGTATTACTCAATACTCAACAACTTTACATGGTCCACAATATCAAGTAACAGGTACTTCAGATGTAACAATGATTGGTACCGGTAGTTACTCAGGAATAAGTCAAAATCCTTACGCTACCTTCTTGATTTCAGGTATTACTTACGATAATGATACGTTCAGTTTTGAAACTTCATTTACGACATCACAATCTAACTATATTAGTAGTGTGTTTGGTGTCTCAAATTTTGCCAAAGATAGAACTGAAGTACCTTTATTTGTTGAAGAAAGATATTCAACAATGTTAGATTATGGATATAGTCAAGGTTTCATTCGTGGATTAAACGCAAATAACTTCATTAAGTTAGGTGACGCAAGAACTTCAGCAAATCTTGATACGATTGGTTTCTATTTAGAAAGATACCAAACACCATCATCTCCTTGGGTTGTCTCTGAACTTAGAGGTAATTTAGTTTATAAATTATTCCGTGTTTATACAATTCCTGATGGAAATGATGCTAACAGAGAAGTTAAAGTTTCTATTGCAAATATCTCATTTAACAATGGAACATTTGATTTGATAGTTAGAGATTTCTATGATACTGATGCTAACCCAACGGTTATTGAGAAATTTACTAATTGTACATTAGACGCAACAAGTAACAGTTTTGTGGCTAAAAAGGTTGGTTCTATTGACGGTGAGTATGCAATTCTTTCTAAATATATTATGTTAGAAATGAGTGAAGAAGCTCCGTTAGATGCTCTTCCTTGTGGATTTGAAGGTTTTATAACAAGAAGTTATACTAACGGTACATCTCCTTTCCCTGTTTATAAAACACACTATGCAATCCCTGGTGAAATAATCGCTAATCCTCCATTTGGTAATTCGGCTGGTAGTGATAATGCAACAACTAGTCCTGGTGATAATAAAAGAAGAACTTATTTAGGTATTTCATCTTCAGTAGGTGTTGACGCCGATTTCTTCGACTATAAAGGAAAGCAAAGACCGATTGGTGATTTGTGTGAAGAAGGAACTTACAATAACTGGCCAAACACGACAAAAGGTTTCCACATGGATAGTGGAGCAACTGTTGTAACAGTAAGTGGTGTTACACAATTTGAGGTCGGTGATGGTTCATTTAGTTCTGAACCAACAGACTCAGAGAATCCATATTACTTCTTATACTCAAGAAAATATAGTTTCTTAGTACAAGGTGGTTTTGACGGATGGGACATTTATGAGGAAAAACGTGGTAACGGTGATTCATATGTGTTAGGTCAAACAAGTTTCAAAGCTGGTTTTTGTCCACAAGCACCATATCCAACATCAACAGGATGGGGTTCATTTAAAATCATCACTATTGAAGATGGTTCAATGAACTATGGTAATACTGACTATTACGCATACTTGTTAGGTATTAGAACATTCGCTAACCCTGAGGTTACAAACATTAATGTTCTTGTAACACCTGGTGTTGATTATGTTAATAATAGTGGATTAATCGAGTCGGCAATTGACATGATAACAAACGAGAGAGCGGATTCAATCTACGTTTGTACAACTCCTGACTTTAACCTATTACAAAACTCAACTTCTATGGATAATTTAATTTACCCACAAGAGGCGGTTGATAATTTAGAACAAACAGGAATTGACTCTAACTACACAGCAACTTACTACCCATGGGTTCTTACTCGTGATACTGTAAACAATACTCAAATCTATTTACCAGCAACCGCTGAAGTTACTCGTAACTTAGCGTTAACTGATAACATAGCGTTCCCATGGTTCGCAACTGCGGGTTACACAAGAGGTGTTGTAAATGCGATTAGAGCAAGAAAGAGATTAACTCAAGAAGATAGAGATACTCTTTACAAAGGAAGAATTAACCCAATCGCAACTTTCAACGATATTGGAACTGTAATTTGGGGTAACAAAACTCTTCAAATCGCTGAATCAGCATTAGACAGAATAAATGTTAGAAGATTGTTGTTACAAGCTCGTAAATTGATTTCTGCGGTGGCCATCAGATTGTTGTTCGAACAAAATGATAACACAGTAAGACAACAATTCCTTGACTCTGTTAATCCAATCTTAGATGCTATCAGAAGAGACAGAGGTTTATACGACTTCCGTGTGACAGTACAAAATACTCCTGAAGACTTAGATGCTAACCAATTAGTGGGTAAGATTTATATCAAACCAACTAAAGCATTAGAGTTCATCGATATTGAGTTCTTAATTACACCAACAGGAGCGTCTTTTGAAGACATCTAATTAAACAAAATTTAAAAAGACCCTCACGAAAGTGGGGGTTTTTTATTTACATAATATTTATAGGTATGAAAATGTTTTTAGTTGAAAAATTTGAAGAAGAAGTTACACCCGATTTAAAGTATTATGCTTTTGATTGGGATGATAATATCCTTACGATGCCAACACAAATAATGCTTCGTACTGAAGATAATGATGAAGTTGGTATGTCCACGGAAGATTTCGCGGAATATCGTGTAAAGATTGGAGTTGAACCTTTTGAGTATAAGAAAAAAACTATTGTGGGGTTTACTGACGACCCATTTAGGAACTTTGGTGGTAAAGGTGATAAAAGATTCATCATAGATGCAATGATGGCTAAAATAGGACCTGCTTGGGATGATTTTGTGGAAGCTGTTAATGGTGGGTCGATTTTTTCAATAGTTACAGCAAGAGGACATTCACCATTGGCTTTACGTAGAGCAATTGAAAATATGATTGAAACTAACTTTAAAGGAATTTCTAAAAAAGAATTGGTTAAAAACTTAAGAAAGTTTAGAAAATTTGCGGGTGAAGAAGATATGAAGGATAAAGAACTTATAAATGCATATATGGATATGAACAAATATTATCCTGTAACATTTGGTGAAGGTTCGGCACAAAATCCTGAGGTTGGTAAAGTTAAAGCTTTAAAAGAATTTCAAGAATATGTTAAGTATTTGGCTAGTAGACTTAAAAAACCAATAATGTTTAAAGATGATATAAGTAATAACTTTATTCCTAAAATAGAATTTTCAGATGATGATTTAAGAAACTTAGAAAAAGTT